TGCTCATAATTATTTATTCCTACGTTGGATGGATAGTTCACAAGCCTTGAATATTTTCTGATATAATCTACACTTTGCCTGTCTCTTAGTTTCTCCCCACCGTCTTATTACCCAGTAGGTTTTATCCTCGCACACCTCAATGTAGAGTATATTCTGAGACTCCAGAATATATAGTGTGGAGTAATAGGCTGTGAAGCCTGCGCACACACCTGCAATAATTTGAAATAACTCATTCATAATATCAATGCCCTTTCATATTCAGTTAATAAACTCCAGTCAACAGAACCTTCTATTCCTAGATCCATTGGTTTGCGCTTAGGTAAAAAGCCGCCATTAACTGACTGTATCTTATCTGCTACTTGCAAGTCATTAAGAATTTCTATAAGCTGCTGTCTGGATTCGAAGTCTTGCTGCAATACTTTCCATAAGTGCTGGACAGTAATAGGAAGTCTAGCATTATCCAGCACCTCCATTATCTTATGGGTTGAGATACTATTCCTAGCTCTTCCGAACTCACCTAATGCTTTAGGCATAAGCTGCTCAGTATAAGTGAGGATAGTATTAGCTTCAATTACATCTTCCTTTTCTATGCTACTTCCTACTCTTGAAGCTACCATCACTAGACATAGTTTAAGTAAGTGAGTGAATCTTCTATTAGCATAGTATTCAAATCTTATGTCTTCCATCTTCTCCCAGTTCTTATAGATCTTATCTAATAAGGATGCGGCGGCTGGGGATAATGATAGCTCTCCGAGAACTTTATTCTTTATATCATGCAGCATAGCTATTAAGGATGCTTGAAGTTCTTCATCTGGAGGTGGCGGGAATGTGTACTTAATACCAGTAGGTTCAGAGAATACTAAGAGTAATCTGGAGAAGAAACCTTGACCTACTATATCTACAGGGAATGCTTGTGATAATCCAGTAGGAGTATTACCTCCTAGAATAGTTACTGTCGGATTAGGAATGTATATGCTCTTAGCATTCTTAAGCTTATAATCATAGGTACCTTCATAATCCCATAGTTCCCCAAGAATAGATATGAAGTCTAAGTTATTTAATCCTATGAAGTTATTGAATTCATCTGCTGCTACTAATGTTTCTGCTGGAGGCTGGCTATCATAATTGAATGAGTGATCGTTATTAATATCTCCGAATAGATTACGATCTAGTATATCACTATAGTCTGTATCGGAACTATTACTTAATGCTTCTGATTGTTCAGCTAGATCCTGTAAGAACTTTTCCTGCCTAGTTTTCTTAGCTGCGAATGTAGTATAGCCAGCAAGCTTTAATAACTTAGCACCCATCTTGATAGCGCTAGATTTCTTAGTTCCTGGCGAACCTATTAGCAGAGTATAGATATTAGGATGTAACGTAGAGTGTCCGTGCTTGAAACATATTCTCCTGCCCATGTAGGCAGCTAGGATAGTAATAGCACACCATCTATGGAAGATGGCTGGACACTCAGTCTGACTAGCATAGCGCATGTAGAGACTTATGAAGTTCTCTGTAGCAGATACCTTATCCATAGACTCACTCTGTCTCACTCCAATATAGCGCATGATTCTTTCTGTCCCCTTCTAAGTGCTGACCTTTCTTAACTCCGGCAGGCACTATGAAAGTACGGACTTTATTATCATACGCTCTGATAGTTAAAGGTATCTCCATCTTAGCCTGTACCATATCGCATAAGTAATCATGCCCAATGCGGTACTGGAATAGAATGGAATCGTGTATTTGCGCACATAACTTAAAGTGCTTACCTAACTCTGGGTGCATGGCTATGTCATTGAAGATTGATAGATATGCTTTGTTTAGAGTCTGAGCATTAAGACTCTGAGGAGGGTGGGCTATGTAACTATTTAATTGTTGCTTGCTTTTATCTGGTCTGCCGAAGCAGTATCTAGTCCAGCGAGGGTAGTTATCTACAGTAGCTAAGTAATCGGAATTCATAGTATGGATGAGGGATCTAGCTTCCTCCTTATCTATACTATTATTCCAATGTACCGCCTTATTGACTAGTAGATTAGTAGTCAGGATTTCATTAACAACTCCAGCATAGAAGACTCCTTTAATATCCTTATATGTATTATGGAAAGCTTCCAGTAAGTGACTAGCTACTGCCATGTAATCCCAGTTAGTAGGTAGCTTAAGTAACTGCTTAGCCTTAACTATGTTCTCCTCTCCCATAGTAGATATGAGAACAGAAGGGCCCATGTTATAATTAGCACCATGATTCACTGGCTTAGCTAGTGTTCTCAGATCTTTATCTATTACCTTATTAGTAGTGACATCAAAGATCTTATCAAAGGGAACTCCAAAGAATGCAGAAGCATTGGCACTATGAAAGTCAGGGCTGAATTCAACATTATGAATAAGGACTTCATCTCCAGATATATAAGCAGTATCCCTACTCTCCGCTTGCTCAAGATCACACTCAGCTAGATAGAATCCATGATCTGCTTTAAAGGTTTGCTTAACTATCTTACCTCTGGGTACATTCTGCATATTGATACCGCACCAGAAGGCATGCTCTCTGGATGCTAATCTACCTGTATCAGTACCGTGAGGATTAAGACTATATAAGATCCTATTACCTGTGCCATCTGGCCTACAGAATTCATTACCTTCAGTGAGATAGGTAGATATATTCTTCCTAGCCTTGCGAACTTTTAATACTGCATTGATAATTCTTGCATTGAATGGGTGGCGGAACCTAGCCTTATCTAAGCTCTTAGCATCTGCACTAGATAGATCGGAGCATCCTAAGATAGTAAGTAATTGCTTCATCTGAGGGGAGGACATTACATTGAATGTCTGGCCCTTAGATATAGCCAGCATAGCATTAAGGCTAGCCATATGTGTAGTTACTATGTCTTCCTGCTCTTTCTTAGCTACTCTCAGCCTATCCATATCTCTAGCTATGCCAGTCATTTCAGATAGGTGACAAGGGAATACTAATGGAAACTCTAGCAGGTAATTATCAAGTGCATACTTAGGAGCTTCTGCTATCATAGCTAGAAAGCAATTGACTGTACCCCAAGTATCCATAGCATTGTATTTGTAATAGGTATGTAGATCATTAGTATCTGCTAAGTCTTTCCAGTATGCAGCTTCACGAATGAAGAATGTATTAAGGAATCCTAGATCTTTAGGTAGCTCACTGTACCAGCAATGGAATAGGTGAGCAGTATCATATAGGTAATTATAGACTGGAGCACTATAGCGAGTGAGATAAGCTATATCATACTTACCATTCTGGAAACACTTAGGTGCTTTAAGTTCCCAGTTCCATTTACGCATGATAGCTAGTGCATATTCGCTATCTAGTGCTAGGACTACACTATGAGATTTTAGTTCCTCTCCTACTGCATACACTCCAGTATAGGAGAGACAGCGGATAGTAGCATTATCTCTGAGCGTCTCTATGTCTATGGATATGATGAAGCAAGTATTTAATACTGCGAAATTAGCTGCTTCATTAGCTGGAGTTATTAACTCAAAGCCTGTGAATTCTGTTGGCTTATACCATTTAGAGGGAGAGCTTAGTTTAGTGATGAGGCGCTTAGTAATGAATGCGCCATAAGGAACTGTAGCTAGTTGCTTAAGTGGGGATAGGAATACTACCTCTATTGGATAAGGGCAGACAGAGGATGCAGGTACTGTGAAGAGAGAGCCTGCATAGTTATCTAAGCTAGGAGCTGCTCTCTTCTCCCAATGAAGTAGCTTAGATAGTAAGGGAATAGAAGTGGATAATACTCTTGATACCATCTTAGACTTACATGCCATCTGAACTGTGGCTACGGTAGTGATTGGCTCACTTCTAAGATAGACTGTCACTGCACCTGCACAAGGTTTAAGCATAGGAAGGAATGGAGTATCAGCAGAAGTGCCCCAGAATATCATAGCATTATCTGCTTGCTTAGGCTCTGAGTCTTGCTTAGCTCTTAGTGCTGCTATGTGATCAGCTAGTGAAGTCTTTGTAGGTACTGTCATGAGTAGTATCCAGTGAGAATATTATAGGATCTTAGTACCTAAAAAGCCCCAGTACCGATTAAGATACTGAGGCTAATTAGATGCTGCTAATGATCAGGGGATATTAAATGACTTGTAAGTCAATAACATCCAGATAAGATTTTGTCTTATCATTTTTATCAAAGCGTATATTGGTTACTGCCATACATTCCATCGGGCCAGCTTCTACCAGATCACGGATAGTAACGCTTTCTTTACCTAAGGTAGTAGCGAAGGCGGCACTGATAGTCTTAAGCTTACCTGCACCAATCTCATTATCCAGAAAGTACGCACTGTTGCAAGTATCGCCAGCCTTAGAAGGTGCAATAGAAGGATCAGCTTGCTCAACAGTTTCGATAAGAGTAAGAGTTAATTTACATGCTGGGTGAGTGCCCAGTTTCTCTACTGTGAACTGTGCTGTTACTTGGTGAACACCGGGAGCGAATGGCTTGAATGAAGGAAGATCTGCAATATCATCAAGGACGGTATCAAGGATTGAATCAAGGATAGAATCGGAATTGCTCATAAGATATACTCTTGTTGGTTAGTTAGGATGATGGTTAGTGGGTGCTAGTCTTTCCTAGCAGTCATGGAAATTTGTAAATTTGGAAATTACTTATTTCTTAATCTACTAAGAATGTCAGCAGTACTAGAACTAGCATTGCTCTTAGGCTTGTCCACTGAGGTTCCTTTGGCAGCCCCTGTATTAGCATTAGGGAGGATAGTATTAGGGATACTTGAAGGAAGGCTACTAGCATTGGTGTATAACTCCGGCATGAATATTTGTAATAAGGAAGCATCTTGTCCAGCAGCTTCTAGTGATACTCCAGTCCTAGATCCAGTCTGAATAGTGCTAGAATAGTTAGTAGCGCTTGCAAATACATGTTTCTTCATCCGCATTTCAGCATAGACTACATGATCAAAGTACTTAGCTATGTTCCTACTGAAGTTCCTAGTACCACCTACTGGTACTAAGGTCTTCTTCTTACCTTCTGTTTCTGCTTCGCATTCATGGGATATTACTATTACATTATAGCCTGCTTGCTGAATGTGAGATAAGAAGATCTCTAATAGCTTGCCTAGATTACCCCAATCATCATAGTTTAGTTTATAATCTTCTGGCTCAGTGCGAGTGATATGTGCAATGGCGCTATTGGATAACTGAGTGAGAGAGTCAAAGACTACGACTGTATCATGATTAAGATTAGGAAGATCAAGAGTGATACTAGGTGCAGCATTCTTCTTACAGATCATGCAAGCTACCTTACCATGTAGTTCACATATATCTACCTTACCTCTTACCATCTTAAGACAGGTTTCAATAGCTATTGGAAAGGAGCGAGTATCAGGGATATTAACTAACTCTATGTTCTCTTGCCAAGCTTCTGGTAATTGGAACAGAACATCATGTCCGTTCTCTAAGTCAATCCAGATTAGCTTATACTTCTCAGCTAGCTTACCTGCTAGCAAAGACTTGCCAGTTTTAGGGCCGCCAAATATAAGCACCCTGTGAGTAGCGCTACGCTTAAGATCGCTTAGCTTGGCCATGTTAGCATTCCTATTAGTATTGAGGTTAGTATGATTGAGCAGGCGCAAATAGTGAATGTAATTGAATCTGGCTTAGGAGTTGGGCGCTTATCTAATATCTCATTAGGGTATCTTTTCATCTTCCACCTCCATAAGAGCAGCATATAATTCCGGCATGTTCTCTCTTATGAATACAGACCATACTTCAACTGAGCCTACATTATCTGGATAAGGAGAAGGTTCATATTCTAGATTACTGCATAACTTTTTAGGTATCCATACTGACTCATCATCTAATGGTCTACCTATGTCAGCAAGCTTAAATAGGATAGCACCAGCATCAATGTGATCAGGTTGTGTTACCTTAACTATCTCAGTGAAATAAAGAGTAAGGCTGGACTTGTTAGTGGAAGCTCCAGTCTTATCTCTGCATTCTTTACATATGGGGGGATTCATGATTAGTACCTAGTATCTCAAGAGGAGGGAGAGGAGGAGAATAACTTACCTTTCGCTATCTGTGCAGATACTAGATCTTCAAAGCTAATAGTAAAGTCATAAGTGGATGCTGATATTTTATCCATTATCTTATTAGTTAATGGCTTAGTGAGGTTACTAGTAGGAAGATTGCAGATACCTAGATACTCACAAGGTCTGAAGAAATCAAAGCAGGATTCACCGTGAGTAGGGAATGTTCCATAGCTATGATACAGTTCTACTAACTGAGTATCTATTAGCAGTTCCTGTAACCAGAGTGCCCGTTGCAGGAGACTCTTAGTAAAGGGCATCTCTACATAGTTACCACTGCTAGTTTCCTGCACTATATATAAGACAGTGTAACTAGACATAGATGGAAAGAGAATATCTAAGATTACAGAATAACCTAATGCTTGTCCGCTGTTCTTATAGTTCGCACTGTTAGCTTGGCCACTAGTAGTCTTAGCTTCTAGCACTAGAACTTCACCAGTTACCTTATGCACTAACACTGCATCTACAAAGCCACGATAGCGATAGTTATTAGGAAGTATTACTTCAAATGATAGCTCAACTGCTGGCTTATCATTATGATATACTAATTCATAATCTGCTAGCAGTCCACGAGAACGCAGAGAAGAGAACTTAAGTACTGCGCTAAGCGCGGTCCAGAATGATTTCTTTTGCTTAGGATTCTCTGCTAATAGATCAGTATCCCAAGCTAAGAATACATCTAATAGTATTTGGCTAGTGCTTTTATCTTCTAAGCTAGACTGAATGCCAGTACCTACTGCATGACCATAAGCAAATGTAACTGCTTGATTAGTAGTGGCAGCTTCAGAGAGACTTACTTCCTCAGAAGATAAGCGATAGAGTTGATACTTACGCGGACACTTGTGAAGAGTAGTTCTGGAAGAATGAGATAGCAGCTTTAATCTAGGATCAGCTTCTGCTTCAGGTAGTTCTATTAGGGTGATCAGATCATCTGAGGCAGCTACTAACTCCATATCTAGGATATTATCAGAGCTAGCACTATCCAATATTACTGTATCAAGAATGGAATCTAATAAGGAATCTAGCATTATAAAATCCCCTTACTGTACATATGAATGAATGAATAGGCTACTGACTTTACCTGAGCTTTACTTACAGGGGCAGGATATAGTACGGTAGCAAGTTCTATTATATCCCAAGTGACTGTGAACTTAGGATAAGGTAGATGTGCATAGTCCTTAGATTCTATTGGCCCTAAGTACTTAGCCAATTCTCTAGCGCCATCAAAGTAATTAAGAGCTGCTACTGTGCCTGCCTTAGATACTAGTAGCAGATATATATCAAGTGGGAATGGCTTATTCCTTAGCCTCATTTCTGATATAAGATCACCGATGCTGGCGCTCATTACAGATCATCCACAGTAGTCTTAGATAAGGCAGTCTTGCTAGGTTTCTTAACAGCAGCAGTGAGAATGATAGTGCTAGTTTGTTTTTGCAGACCTTTAACTAAGGTAGCACACTCTTCCTCAGTGAGGATAGTAACTACATCTGGATCAGCTTTAAGGCTGCGGTGAATGTCACGAAGCAGTGTGGCTATGTTAGGCTGTACTGCTAGCAGCTGCTCTGCTAAGAATGCTAGCTTCTCTTGAATTTCAAATGCGCTCATGGGGATTCCTATTAGATAAGATACTAGATGAGATAAATAACTGGGGATACATCCTGTAACTCGAAGGTAAGAGTACTGTCTGTGCTGCTATCTAAGAGCTTATATACCTTACCCTTATCTAGCATATAGAATGCCCATCCCTTATCCATGTATTTCTCCTTACGCACTGCCTTAATTATTCTCCAGTGCATAGGCTTAGGTACTTGTACTGTTACCTTATGTCTAGCCTTGAGAGCTTTCCATATAGGTTCATATGTTCTCATGGTTAGTCCTATTAGATAAGATATTAGGTATATAATATTGGTGAGCTAGCTGGAGTAGTTATGAAGCCTAGTTGTATTAGTACTAGGAACAGGGAACCAAGGGGACTCCAACTAACTCGCCGATATTATATAACCCCTGCTAGTAATTATAGCTAGCACTAACAGAGGTTATATAGATAAAGGGCTAAAGATTACAGAGCTTCGAGAAGTTCCGCATCAGTAGCATTGAGATACTGATCAGCTTTATCTACCAAGAAGGTAACGATAGGTGCAAACTCTTCCGCATTGCCGGTGCTATTAATATAAATAGCAAGTTGCTCAGTAAGAAGTGCCAATACTGGTTTATTCGTCTTAACGCTTTGCAACTTACCAACAAGAAGCTGAGCAGCTTTAACAGCTTGTGCTTCAGTCTTACCAGCAGCTTCTACCATAGTTGAAACATAATCAGCAGCGAAGGCAGTCCAGAGTTCTTTAGACAGTGCAGACTTACGCTCAGACTTAGGTTGAGAAGCTATTGCTTCCCAGCTTACTTTAGCATAAGGGAAAGTAGCAGCGGTGAGAGTGGTGTCTGCTAAGATAACGCGGGCAGCATCGTTGATGATACCTTCGATAGCTTCGTTAAGAAGTTCCAGACCCTTAGTGCTACCTTGAAGGATATTGATAACACCTTCTAGGGTAGGATAAGGCATGGTGAGAATAACAGGTTTGCGGATAGTGGTGATACCAGTCTCGCTATCTACTGATTTCTTGAATTTAAACTCTACTGCTTTAGCAGCGTAGTCTTCAGTAGTTAGAGAAGCTACCAGTGCAGTAGTTTCTTCGGTAGTAGGGTTAGCTACTTCAATGATTACTTCTTTCTTTTCGGGAGTGCTCATAAGGATTACCTTAGTGGGGTGGTGTTACTGGGTTAGTGGAGCTAGATAACTATATAACTAGTGGCTAAGAACTGAGTAAAGATATTTCCGCCTCAAGTGAAGCCTTAATATACAGGATTCAAAAAAGGCGTCAATATCTTTTTTTCTGCAATGCTAATATTTACCAGAGTGCTTACCCTTGAAGTACTGGGCCTTCTCTAATAAGGTATTACCTTTGATACTCTGACTCTTAATACCTTTAACTAGGCTATCAGGTTCGCAGATAATGTATAGCTCTTCCTTAGCCCTTGTTACTGCTGTATAGACTAGCTCTCTATTAAGCATGGAGCCATGGCTACTATGAAGACAGAAGAATACCTTTCTCCATTCAGAGCCTTGGCTCTTATGTACTGTCAGTGCGTAGGAGTGTAGGACGTTATTAACTTCTGCTGCTTTAGATATAGTGATAGTGCGTTCGGAGTCTAGTAATTGCAAGACTATCTTATGAGATGCTTGTGTTACCCTTTCTTCACTAGAGGCTGATACTACTTGCTCTAGCACTGCATCCATATCTATATCGCTATCCATTCCATAGTACTGACTCTTCATAGCAGCTTCTTCTACTGCCTTAGGATTGTGCCCCCAGTAATCTAGGTGCTTACTAGCATTTTGTACTCGCACTCCAGAATAAGCTGGATTAGCTTCCATTGATATTACTACTGCATCCTCCTTATCATATAAGATCTTATCACCTTCGCTTATGTATAGCTTTTTGAATCCCGCTTGCACTTCATAGGTAGTAGCATTGCGCATTCTAGCGCAGTGATTAGCTATATGCCTATTAAGTTCTAAAGTACCGCAAGACTCATTAAATGGCACAAGTATCATATCTTCATCTGGATCATATTCCTTCTTATCTAGTGCTGCTTTAAAGAATGCAGCTAGTGTTCTAGTAGCAGCATCTGTACATAGTGATTTCTTCCATGGGTGTATCTTTAACTTAGAAGGTACATGGAAGCTATCGAATTCAGTAGCTGGTATAGGTACTCCAGATAAGATTCTATGAGCTAAGCGAATGATAGGTGATTCTAATGCTTGGCGATAGACTTGAGTAAGTTCTACTACTGGTAGCTCTTCTAGCTTAAAGCCTAAGATAGCAGGACCAAAGATAGGAGGTAACTGGTTAAGATCTCCTATGAATATCCACTGTACATCCTTAGGTAAAGCTGCTGCTAGCTGCTTATAATATTCCAGAGCTAGCATAGAAGCTTCTTCTATTATTATGGTCTTGATAGTAGGTGGCAGCTTATTCTCACTATTGCGAGTAGGTACAAATTGCATGGTGCGCTTAGTATTACCTTCCGCATCCATTATCTCAAAGTATTCTGGAGCATATTCCAGCAGCTTATGTACTGTCATGCAATTAGATTTAAACTCTTCAGATTGCACCTTGCGGCTGTTATTAGTAGCGCGCCTAGTATAAGCGCAGATAACTATGCCGGGAACGTTAAGTCTAAGGTGCTTATGGGATAGGTTATCACTGATAGTAGGTATGCGCCCAGATTGGAGTAAGGCACGGATAGCACCTTGGCTGCAAGTAGTCTTACCAGTACCAGCTGCGCCTATTAGTACGCAAGATTTGCCACTAGTGCATAGATCAATGAATGCTTGTTGTTCAGCATTGTATTCTATTAGTTCACCGCTTATGCCAGTAGGACTTTCTGTAGCTATTTCTAGTCTAGCTAATGTATCACTGATAGAAGATACTACTATTCCCT